CATGGTATAGTCCTGTTGTAGTAGTATTCCATAAATATACTACAAAATTGTAATAATGGCAATGTTTAAAATAGCGTCGGTTGCTGCAAATCATTTTCCGCATCGCCAACATTACGCACTGCCTGATCGAAATATTCTGGCTTCAGTTCGATACCGGTAAATTTGCGACCGAGACGGATAGCGCCGTATCCTTCCGATCCGATGCCAGCGAACGGTGAAAATACAATGTCGCCAGGATTCGACCATAGATGGATTGCGCGTTCGATGACGTCAAGCTGGAGCGGGCAAATGTGTTTCTCGTCCTGATCGTGCCGCGCTATTTTTGCATTCAGTACGCGCGTTTGAGAAATATCGAACCATACCGGGCTAGCATATCGCTGCCATACGTTAATGCTATATTTGCGTGGATCTTTATCTGTTGGTTCATCATATCCGATATAAAAATTAAATCCTTCTTTGTGGTAGACGGGGTTACAAGATTCTTCTCCGTCTTCCCATTTCCTGAAAATAACTAGATAATCCGGCAATCCCTGCCGAGAAAGAGAAGCGTCCGTCACCGATACTTGTTTATGTAAGAGCCCTTGGCACTTCGTTCGTTGCATTTCGATGACCGGATCTTTCCAGATTGTGACTTCGGAATGATATTTGAAATTGCAATCTTCAAACAAGCGGATAATAGCGCCGCGAAAGTCGCGGATACCTGACCGCCCGGAACTATTTTTATAATCAACTAGGTTTTTGCAATGAACAGTACAAAGCCGGCCAGGCTCAGTAACTCTATGAATCTCTTGGACAAGGAACTTGAAGTGATTAAAGAAGTCTTCGTCGTCTTTGCAGTTTCCCATATCTCGGTAGCTGTCAGAATAGATATACAGATTCGCGAACGGCGGCGAGAAGATTGAGAACCCGACGGAATTAGACTCAATTCCTTTGATCTCTTCGATACTGTCGCCATTGATTAACGTGATATTATCCGTCTTGTATTCGCGTCGCGTATAGTCCATTTTCAGGCTCCGTCTGTTTTCGTTAAGCATCGTATATTGTTTCGTGTATTCAAAAATCTTACGTTTCGCGTCGTCGTTCATCATCTGCTTTTCGCGGACGATCTTGTATATTTCGTATTCCGACGACGACAGAACGATATGGATGTTCACGTCGCGCGTCTGGCCGAAGCGGTGGATTCGTTTCAGTGCTTGATAATATGATTCGTAACTGAAATTCAATCCGAGAAAAATTGCGTTTCGGCAGTTTTGAAGGTTCATTCCGAAACCGAAAATAGACGGCTTGGAAATCAGGATGCGGATCTTGCCGTCGATAAAATCAAGCGCGGCCTGTTTCTTGAAATCAACAGAATCCGATCCGCGTACTTCCACGGCAAGCGGAAACATCATCTTTGCATAATCGGCCTCTTGATTCGTGTTTACCCAGATTATGAATTGCTCAGTATCGCACGTATTATCGACAATGAGCTTTGCATACGTCGCGCGCTCCGGCAATGTTTCGCGCAAATGGCGATACAGTGACGACGCGTTAATCGTATTGTCCTTAAACAGCTCGCCGTCTGTTCCTGTTTCGTTCGTTTCGATGAAATGCGTATGGACATTCAGAGCTGGTAAAACGAAGCGCGCGGACTCGTCGCTTGAATATCCAAGATCGGCAGGCGTGTCAGCAAATACAGCCCATGTGCAAACCCATCGCCAAAAATCTGACTCGGCATGTCCTTTAACGCGATATGTTCCGAAATTCATCGTATCGTTAATAAACCAACGGGAAAGAGCTTCATTTGCTGGCATAATGCCAAGGAAATCTGACTGGTTAAGTAATTCCATTAGATCATTAGGAGACGGCGTCGCTGTCGCCGCAAGCTTATATTTCATGTTTCTGAATATATTACAAAGCGTTGTTTTTGTTTTACCTGAAAACGATTTCAAAATTGACGACTCATCCAGTACGACGCCAACAAATTCATCCGCGTTGAAATGCTCGAGCATTTCATAATTAGCAATCGTGATCGGAGTTGAAACGTCCGCTTGTGACCGGCATACTTTCACGCCGTCGATTCCGAACTTGACGGCTTCGCGGTGCGTCTGTTCGGCAACACAAAGAGGGGCGACGATCAAGACGCGTCCCCCGGTATGCTCGCAAATCTGCCGCGCCCATTCGAGTTGAATGGCCGTCTTACCGAGTCCGCAATCGAGAAATACGGCGGACTGGCCGCGCTCAAGGCAAAATCGCACGATATCTTTTTGATAGTCGAAGAGAAAATCCGCGACATGATCCGGCGTGAAACCTGTTGCCGCGTGTTCGATCAATTTACGATTCAGGAATTCTTGGTACTCCATGATTCACCCCGTTTTAAGAAAAATCCCGTCGGCGTTTCGCGCATCGTCACCATAACTTAACACAGCCGCGCCGACGGGTCAAATAAATTAGGAATTCGTCCACCATGCGACAAGAAAATAAATCAATGCTGAAACGATGCCTCCGCCGATCAGTTGCAAAAGCACGATTGCGGAATTAGCGGAAAGTGCCTGCTGGGTTGCGATGATTATTTCAGCCATGGATCGACCTCCACTGTTTGCACGATACCACCCGCGCCGGATAGACCTGCTTGCAATCATTACCGCACGACTGGCAAATACTATTCACAGTGCCGTCGGCGATTTTTACAACGTGGTGCGCGTGCGGTTTGCGCCCTGGATTTTCGCGCATGGCAGGTGCGGCGAACATATCCTGCTGGCCGTCAGAATGGCACATCATCGCTGGCCTCGGTCCCGCCTACGAATCCGGAGACATCTTGCGGATCGTTGCCCATCGGCGCGGCTTGCTTGTCGATAAACGGCGGGATGATCTGCATGGCTGTCAACACGATTTTGGAATGCTTGACGCCGTCCTTCTCCCATCGCTCCTGATCGAGACGGCCAGAGATTGCGAGACGCGCGCCTTTCGTGATACGGGCAAGCCACCAATCGGCTTTCTGGCCGTCCTTGCACCAATATTTGACATCGAAATAGTGCGGCTTCTGATCGTATCCGCCGGCGTCGTTCTTGATTGACCGATTGTCGCAAACAGAAAATGACAGCACGGATTTACCATTCTGAAAATCGTGGCGCTCCGGATCGCGGCAGACGATCAGTCCGGCGGCGTTAAATGTGATGTATGAAAAGCTCAATTTGAAACCTCCTGATTTTTAACCATAGCGCGAAGTGAGGCCGCTTGGTCGTGCTCGTTCGTCATGGCGCGCGATAAATCGCACTCGATAATATTCGCGATATAATCAGAAATTTTTAGCCCGTACCTATTGCAATGCGATTTAACACGCGCGCGCAATTCGTCACTGGCGCGGAATGACATGTTGGTTTTCATGTGTCGTCGCTCCCGTTGAAATAATCGTTTGCTTGTTGCGATGTCTCAAATGTGACGCGCGTAACGTGACCGCATACGCATTCGAGATCGACATAATTAGAGCATCCGACGTATTTTCTGGCCTTCGGTCTGGAATCGCCGCATTTTTCGCAAATGTATTTCATTCGATATTCTCCAAAATTTATAGCGCGGTTTTGAAGCCGCGCTATTTTATGTAATTATTAAAGTCCGAACGAAACTGCCGTGGCTTCGGCTTCTTCCGGACCGACTGCATCTACACAAGCCGCGCATATCAGCGCTTCCTCTCGGAATTGCTCGGGCGACAAGTGGTCGAGCGTCGAATACTGCGACCGCATGAACGCCTCGACGTGCCGAGGATTGCGACCTGTAATTTCGGCAATGCGCTTTGCGTAGTAGCTTGTTCCCATGTCTTCCATTTTGTTTCTCCTTCTTCCTTCCGGCTCGTTGCCGTTGCTTTATATATCTATTATACGAACGCACCGCGATAGAGTCAAGCATAAATAAAAAATATTTCACTTTTTTTATCTGTTAAATAAATCGTGATTTTTTAACATATGGCACGATAAATGCAGTTATTGTATCCAGACATAATCCGCACCATCAAGCATCCTCGCGGCGCACTGGTCGGGCGTTTCGGCGCGGAATGTTGTATTTGAGACAATACCGACGCCACGAACATCCGCGATATAATGCACGCGATCAAGATCGGAAAGTTTCATCGGGCAGAAAATGCGGATTTTTGCACGATCGCCATAATACCATTTTGCAAGATGCGCGAAATCTTGACAATTACCGGCGAACCAGTACGATCCAGGCATCATGTGTGCGCGCGCGATAATGACGGTGACGGTCGCCGTCCATGTCGGCCAGCGGCGGAATAGTCCGCGCTTGGAGATGCCGTCGTACATGTAAACAGATTTATCAAGCAGCTGGTTTAGATGCATTTCGCGGTATTTCGATTTAAGAAAACGCATGTATCTAATTTTACACGACAAGATAATACGCGCGTACCAGTACGTATTTCCAATGACGTTGAAAACGAGCTGAAATGTTGCGCGGTAGAGTTGGCCGAGCGTAAAATAAATATATCCGCGCATTGTCATATTTTCCTCACATTCCTATTCTTTTTCGCCTGCACATAAAACCGCGAATCGACATTATTATCCGCGCTCGATTTTTCCATATCCGTTTCGGCAGCGCTGGACCACGGCGGATCAATCAAATCCTTGCCATTAAACGACTCTTCGGGCACAAGCTGCAAATTGCAAACGCGTTTATTCGATGACCATTTAAATGACGCCACCTTGACAATCATCCGATGCGGCTTGTAAATCTGCAAGCCAGGTGCGCGGACGGTGACGACGTGGCCAGCGCGCCAACGCTTGCCGGATTCTGCCGATCCTTTTGGCACAAACCAATCAGGGAATTCGATTGACCCGTCAAAAAAATCGCGGACGGATTTTGTTCCGGCAACTTGCGCGGCTTTTGTGACATCGGCCTGCCCGGATTCGTTCGCGGTATCGATCTTGATTGAGACTTCACGGAGTCGCGGATTTCTGTATGTCGATTCAAACCGCCCGTACTGGCCGATCTGGCCGCGAATTACGTACGAGCCGTATTCCGAGTTCGTGTCATATTTGACATCGAGCGACGGAATGCCCAGGATTTTCATATTCTCCGTTGTCAAATCGAAATTTGCAACTGACGGCGGAGGAGTTGTCGGGTATCGGTAAAGTGTAATATCGCCTTCGTTGTTATTCCGCACAAGGACGGATTTCTGTTTTGCGAGATTTGCCAGAAATTCAAATGCATTCTGGTTAGCCTCGCATTCAACCGATCCAGAAAAAATTGAATTGTCTAGCTCCTGCCTATTATCGATGCCATTATAAACCGCTATTCGGATTCCGAGAGGCTGGCAAAGTTTTTGCGCGATATATGCTAGGCTGACATTTTGAAATTGGCGGGCGGCAAAAATATCTGTTTTTTGCAAAATATACGAACGAGACCGACCACCAACAGTTACGGACATTTCTTCCGGCGTCATGTGCATGGCGTGCTGTTCGGCGAATCCTGTGAATACGCGCTGGTTGCGGATGAAGATTTCGACAGGCGCGAGAGATTCGGCGCGGAATCGGTTACGCTGCGCTGGGTCGTCTGGATCGAACGGGTAGACCATTTGGAAATCATCGGCGCAGGAATCGAAATATTCCGTAAATGTGAAATCGGACGGGACGACCAATTTCTCACCGCCGAGGAAAATATTCAAATCGTCTGCGAGTTGATCGTCCGGATACGTGCGCGACTGCCAACGGCCCGGGATTGTGATTTTCTGGCCGGAGAAAATGAGATAGGCGGCATTTTGAAACAGGTTGTCGATATATTGCTTGCCGGAAATGTTCGACCAAAGCTGCGGGTTAGCTTGATAAATGAGTTGCCATTCATCCGCATAGCCATAAAATTTCTGCGCGACCATGGAAAGATTCTCGCCGGGCATGATTGTGTACTGGATCGAGCGACCAGATTTCAGGAGCGCGGCACGTTCCGGCGGGTATGCGGCAACGTCGTATTTCAGGGATATGTCGTCGTACAAATTGTTAGCCATTACGGATTGTTTCCTTTTGTGATATTATTCTATTATAATACACTACGCGCGGCGCTGCTGCATCATCTTCATCTGATAAAACACCCATCCCGGCTTGAACCCTGCCGCGCGTGCAATCCGATGCAGTAGTGGAACGTCGATCGCCCCGGCGCTTGTGATTTTTGCCATTTGATGATACACCCACATAATCGAATATCCTAATTCCTGTCGCATGGCCAACATCGCGTCGATATCGCCGTCACGCATGGCCGCGTCGATTCGCTCCTGGTACTCGCGGCGCTCGTCGATCGTGCGCGCGGCAAGCGGGAGGCCGCGTTCGACCTTGACGAGTTCTCCGTCAACTTCCTCGAGCGGTTTCTCGGCACGTTTCGCGCGTTCGGCGCCGCAAATCGGACACGTATCCGCATTTCCGATAAACGCAAAACACATCGCACAAAATCTGGCGGCGACTTTATTTCGTTCGGAATCGGCTATGCGCTTGTTATTTATGCGGCCATCGAATCGCCATGTAATCGGAGAATAAATATCGCCATTGGTATGCTCGCAAATATTCCCGACAGGATCAATGACAATTCCACGCGACTTGCCAGCGTCCGGGCGCATACAACGTCCGATCATTTGATAATAGAGCGACCGAGACAGCGTTGGCCGGAGCATCAGCACGACCTCACAGCGCGGCACGTCGAAACCCTCGGTCACAAGTTCGCACGTCGTCAGCCCATCAAGCTTGCCAGCGCGGAAATCGGATATGATCCTGTCGCGGTCGCCTTTGGCTTGCGTCCCTTCAAGTGGCGCGAAACGGTATCCGGAGCTGTTGAATTCATCGGCGACATCGTGGCAGGCTTGTACGGTTCGGCAGAATATAAGTGCGGGCCTGCGGTCGGCTATTTTGCGATAATGGTTGACGGCGTTTCCGTAAATCTTGCGTGATTTCAAAAACGTTTCTATTTCTTCGGCGGAATAATCACCGGCACGAATTCCGATTGATGACAAGCCTTCTATCGGCGGCGCGTAGTAATCGACTGGGACAAGGAAATTGCGCGCGGTCAGCCATTCAAGCGACGGGCCGAGGATCAGGCGCTCGAATGTGCTAGACAGGCCCTTGCCGTCAAGTCGTTCTGGTGTCGCCGTAACGCCGATAATTTTTGCATCCGGAAACGCGGCGAGAATGCGTTTGTATGTGCTCGATTCTGCGTGGTGGCACTCGTCAACGATAATCAAATCAGGCGCATATTTGATCTTGTCAATACGGCGGGCGAGTGTTTGGATCGATGCGACATGGACTTGGACGGGACGCTCTTTGTAGCCGGGCTTAATCCATCCGAAATGAACGCCCCATTTGTCAAGGTGCTGGCCGATTTGCGTCAAGAGAGAGTCCCGATGCGCCACGAGCCATGCGCGATGATTTCCGCGATTGACAAGGCCGTTTATGATGCCGGTGACAATTGCTGTCTTCCCCGCGCCTGTCGGCAATTGCAAGCAAATCGAGCGTGCGCCGGATTTGAAAGCTGCCCGGGCTGCGTCGATTGTTTCAAGCTGATAGGCGCGGAGTTGCATGGTGTCAGATTTCCCACTGCAAATTGATGACGATAAACGCAATATGAAGCGTAAAAAGATACATGTGCGGATGGTCTGCGATAGGCGGAAGTTCCGCCCACGACATCAGCATCGGAAGAGCGACAGATTGCGCATTCCAGTATGCCGAAATGTGGCGTATCTTTTTATCCATTATTGGGCTCCAAAATATCGCCGCGTCTGATAGGCGCGGAGTTGCATGTTATTTTTCCTTGCAAAGCGGCATAATATCGACAAGTGTAAAAATTGCAATATTATGATGCGCGCATTCTTCGCATTGAAAACTATAATGCATATCGCCATCATCAGACATCACAATATCGGAATGCTGTGGAAATCGCGGCGATTCATATATGGCATTGCAGTGCGCGCACTTCATTTCACCCCTCCAAAATATCGCCGAGCGTATCGGCGGATGTTCCATGGACGCGCTTGGCATTTTCAGGACAGCGCGGAATATCGTCATCTACAGACAAGGCGGCAGCGACTTCCGGAGACAGGGTGACATCACGGAGCAGTTTCTTGATAGCTGTCTTCAGCCCGTACCCTTCTGCTGGCATAAACGATTTCGACGAATATGACGCGCGGTGCTCCTTGATTTCGTCAGCGGTGACGTATTTGACAACAGACTCGCCTGATTTTAAGCGGATTGCCGCGAAATACCCGTCAATGCCGCCGCGATCCTTGCGGGCCGGGACAAATTTGTATTTGTCGCCGTCGGGCGATTTCTCGATTGACCATTCATCCTTTTCGTGTACGGTATCGCAGGTGATCGTTTCAACGGCGCCGGACTGCATGGCGAGTTTCTTCAGTCCGTTCTTCATCGTCCAATAAAGGCACGTCTGCGAACCGTTATTCATGCGCGGGACAAGTGCCGCCTCGCCGAGTTGCGGGTTCAGGGACAAACCAGTCTGCGCGGCGATTTGGAGAGCGTTCCGGATTGACGCAATTCCGGCATCAGTTTGGAAGCATTTCTTGAGATCATCGGAAAGTCCGATTGCGAGTTTTGCTGATGCGACAATTTCGGAAACGTCGCGATTGCCGGAAATATCGTGCAAATCCGGCAACCATGCGTCGATCTGCTCACGGATCGGGACGACGGCGTGCGTGGTGGATTTCTGGGATGGTTGGATGTTTGAGACGGCCATTTATTTACGCTCCTCCATAAATTTCGGGTAATTATGCAAACGGATTGCTTCGGTTGCATTTGTTGCGATGGGCGATTCTGCCGAACAAACAGGGCATCCGACGTAGCGGACAGCGCCAGTGCCGAGGATTTCGGTTTCGGTCGATCCGCAGAAATAGCAGGGGTTGATTTTTTCAGGCATTGGCTCGCTCGTTCCAGAGAACGTAGTTGGACTGCTCTTCATTTTCTGCATAACTACTTGGGCCGCGCGCATCGCATGTATTACAATAAACATAGTCTTCGTCAGAAACATCCAACTTTGTGCCGCCGCAAAACGGGCACGGCTTCAATTCGATTTCGTCATTCATTTAATCCTCCCTACAATAAAGTTCAAAACAATTGTAAGAACACCAGTTATTACACTTCCGCAAATCATGCCTTGCGCATATTCATTCATTAAAACTCCTCCTTCATTTTTTGAATTCTCAGCGTACAATTTCCGCGCTTGTCGCGGTTATACGATGCAATCTTGCGACCGGCAGATCCATAAATCAAAATCTTGTCCGGTTCGCCTGCTTGCTTCGGCGATTCAGCGATGACGCGCGCGAATTCTATTTTGATTTCATCCTGCCGCGATTTCAAAACGTCAACCTGGGACGCGATCTGGCCGTATTCCGTGGCGAGTTCTTCCAATCGATCGGTTGCCAAAATCTCACCTGTTGGCGACGGAATAAGCAATTTCACGTCGTCGTAAATCGTGACAGGCGGGCAGATTTCAGCCAGGACGTAGTTATTCCAGAAATCAGTATATTTTTCGATAAGAAGATTTTGGACGCGTTCGTTTTTATGTACGCGATATTGGTGGAAAAGTCCGATTTGCTGGAGAGATCGGGCGAGTGTGTGCGTATAAAACATGTCAAATCCGGCAGATTCCATTTCGTCGGCCATGAGCGGGAATACAAGAACGGATACGATCGCGTTATCGATACCGCTGCATAACATTTGATGCTGTACTTGCACCTGATACTCGCGCGGGATCTGATCGGTACCAGGTTCGCCCCAGTTCGCTCGAAATGTACGCAGATTTGTTGTCTTTCCTTCGTGGATTTCGCCGGATGAATAAATCCCGTCAAGATGGCAGGTCATAAAATCACGATCATAAAATTTTTCACGGCACTCGATATGTTCATTGGTCGCATCTTCGGCCAGCATAATTACAGCATCTTCAAACGCATGACCGAATCGAATTGCGGCAGAATCTGCGCGCTCCGGAAGTGCATATCCGCGCTCTTCACAAAATCCCGGTCGGCGCTGTTCGCACAATTCAATCCATGCGGCAACAGGTGATTTGTAATTTGACAGTCCGAGAATTGCCGCGCCACGGCTTGCGCTAATTCCGATTGGTTGCGAACCCATTATGCACCCCGTTTATATTGATACGGTAAATATAACACGGGGCCGCGATTTCGGCACGATAATTCTGAAATATTTTCAACCGCGCACGATCAATGCAATTCCGCCGGATCCTCGCGGACAATCTTGGAAATACCTCCGGATTCTTCTATAATACGGCGAAAATTTTCTTGTTCTTTCGTCACGCGGACTTTTCCGGTTTTTAGTTCGATCCCGGTAAATACCGCCACGCGCTGACCAACCATTTCCGGCGTGATTTCGATTTGTGTCCAGCCGATTAAATCAGGCGTTCCTGTCGGCATGCCGTGGAATGGACGAGCTCCGGCGATTGTAATTTCTCGCCACGAATCAGTAACACGATTATTTATAACGCGGCCAGCCCAAGCCATGCCAGCGTTCGCGCGGAACAATCTGCCGCCGGGATTATCGCGCTGCCATTTGGCTAGGAAATCTGTGAGTAGATTATGCTCGGTCACGTTCGATCGCTCATGCGTAAAAAATCGCCTTGCCAGCCGCGATACATTCAGCACGCCATGCCATAAACGCCGCGAATTCCTTTTTATCGCCGCCGTGCATTTTCGATTTAACAGACGCCTCTTGCCCGGAAGTATATTTCTCGCGGATTTTCGATTCGACAAAATTTTCATATTCACGGCGTCGTATTTCGGCGTCCATTTCAGGCCACGGGATAACGATCCATGATTTTGTAGCGGCGTCGTATTTCTCATTCTCGACTCCGAGCGGTTCGGCGCGAGTCAGGCCGTCCGTGCGCGAATTCCATGACATGAGATCGACGCTTGATTTATCGGCGATTTTGTACCAGGTTCCGCGATTGTCATTTTTCTGTGACCATGTTCCGGTCTCGGCGTCGAAAATCGCTACCTTGCCAGTAATCGGTTGCGGCGGTTCTTGCGTGGTCGAATTCGCAGGGATAAGCCAGCGGTCTTGTCCGTCAATTTCGGATTGCAAGTCGTCGCGCTGACAGATTTCGGAGCCGATGTAGAGGCCGGTGGAGTCGTATGAGTATGTGAGCATTTGCGTGTCCTTATTGGTTAGAGTGCGCGGATCATGAATTTAATTATTGCCGCGTAACGCCTGTCAGATGTTCCGGCTACAAGATAATTGCCAACAGATGTCGATACCGGAGCTGTACTCCCGCTCGGGATCAACATTTGATTTCCGACAGTTCCCATATCAAGACCAGATTGCGCACCAGCCAGCATTCTATGCCTAAAATCAGGCAGCGTAAATGTCGTCGATCCGTCGCCGGAGCCCCACGTCGTACCGATCGCTGCGAACAAGAGCGGATACGTCGTGCGGGAAATTGCGGCGCCGTTGCATTCGAGCCATCCGGCGGGGAGAGTTGCGGAACAGAACGGGAGGGCGGTTCCGATTGGGGTTACGAGCTGGTTGGCGTATTCTTGATTGACGGCAGATGCGGCATATTGCGTATTCGGCGCTGCAATTGTCGATGCGACATTCGCCGAACCTCCGGCAGTGCGCATTACGAGCTTGTTCCCGGTCGAGTCATCGTCAGCGGCTGCGTTAATCGCCGCAACCATTCTCGCGACAAGCGCATCGTAATATTGCGTATCGCCAGGAGTTTGCGTGACGGCATTTTCGGCGAGGCCATTATGTGTATACGATCCGTCAAGCATGAGATGCTGGAATACGGCCATCATCTGCATAACTTTTTCTTTTGTGATCGGCGTACCATCGTCCGCGCCCGCACCGGTTTCGTCGGTAAAATCAAATGTACGACCGGCGGTAATTATGACGCCTTGCTCTCCGGTGAAGTCTTTTGCCATATCGGTATACCTCGTGTGTGATTTACTGGTAACGAATTACGAATGTAATTCCAGCGCTGAATGGGCGAGTTTCGGCGCCGGTGCGCGGTGTGCCGTTTGTTGCGTCTGCGATCGGGATTCCTACAGAGTTATAACCACTTCCAGCCTCAATATCACTTGTTCCAGAAACACCTTCGTCTGTTCCATCATCGCTCGCACTATGTACATGCCCCTGCATCATGTCATTTTGAAACGCGCCAACAGCAGGCCCGACGACCGCGCCACCATTCGCAAGCAATAGCGTCCCGTGCGTGCCAGTTCCGCGCATGAACACGCCGCGATAATCAGGGACATTGAATGTCGTCGATCCGTCTCCGGAGCCGTGAAGTGTACCAATGGCGGTAAATAATTTATCATACGTCGTGCGTGAGACGGCCGAACCATTGCAGGCGAGATGATTTGCTGGAATTGCGACGACCGGAGACATACCGATTGATCCGATGAACCCGCCGGAATTCGTACGGCAGAATTCCTTGAGAGCATCGTAAAATTGACGGTTTGCAGCGGCATCCGGGACGGCCTGTTCGAGTGCGTCTGAATATGTATATCCTGCATCGAGCATGAGATGCATAAACGTGGCGAGCACTTCCATAGAATGTTCGGCTTTGAGCGCGGTTCCGTCGCCAGCGCCCGGTGCCGACTCGTTCACAAAATTATAGACAGGATTTTGAGTAGTCGCCGGTGCATCGGCCGAAAATATTTTTGCCATTTCATACCCCTTTAACGCGTGCGATCGCCCACATATGGAGCGGTTTGATCATATATGCAAGCTCGAAAAAATCGTTTAAGCGGTTGTACGGTATTTCCGCAAATGTTCCGGTCGGAGATTCGATGACGAACAGGCAGCCCCAAAGCGATGACGCGTCTGGCAGATTATATTCCACGGGTGTAATCGTTTGCGACAGAATTTTGCCATATTGCTGATAACCGTAGTCGCCGGATCCGTAAAAATTATCGTACACGGTATCGACACGATATTGCGTTTTATTGACGAGTAGGTACGGACGGTTGCCGATGCCGGAATTTCCGAAACGAACGCCGGTTGCGTTAAAACGGGCGCCGACACGGTTAAATGCCGATGGCCCAGCGGACGTGAACCACGGGCGCGGATCCTCGTCGGCGGCAAGCGTGCGCACGATAACATCGAAACCGGATTCTGAGAAAATGCGCTCCATGGATATTTTAGACATCGTTCCAGTTGAAAGCATCGACCAGCGGCCAGCAAGACGCGTGCGGCGCTGTGCATCGGACAGGAACGATCCGCCCGGGAGCGAGAACGTGCGCTCCCATTCATCAAGCATAGTGGTCGTGAACGGGTTAAAATCGTCATGCACGCCGGCAGCATAGTCGATGCAGCGGTCATGTTCGGCGTCGATGACATCAAGAAGCGCTTCGGTATTCTGACCCGACCATGCGGGGCCGTCTGGCATGAGGCAGCGGAGTTTGCAATTTTGCGCGGTCATTTAAATACCGCCCAAATAAATATGGCGACCATGACGGCGTAGCAAAATATATTTATAGCGAGATCGAATTTCTGGAATTTTGTCATCATGAAATCACCAGATTACATTTTCCGCGTGTGCCTTCCGGGAGCGTAAAATATGCGGCAGGCGATCCTGGCGAGGATTCGTATGCGACTGCAAGCGACGTGAACGCGCCGCCGCCGAATTGGTTGTATGTATTCTGGACGACCGCGCGGAGTTCGTTATTATCAATCCGCGAACGGTCGATATTATGCAGGCCGGTTACAAACGGCTTGCGTTCGGCAAAATACGTTGTCACATTCGAAAGAATTGCAGCGCGGACAGCTGCGGTATCAGGCGAGAGCCCTGATATAGTGACGCGGTACGTGATAATCGGTGATGCGAGGACTTGCAGGCGGAATGATCCGTCAGGCAAAACTCCATTTGCCCAGAGCGGGAACCATTCGGCAGATTCGACGGCGGTCTTGACGGCGACGAGTTCGGCGGCGGTCGGGATGCCGTCGGTTTGATCGGATGCAACGGCGTAGAGACGCACGGAACCAGGGACATTTCCGGAATATGGGAAGCAATCTCCGATTCCGGTTACGGACGTTGCGGTCTTGTAATAATCGACGGGGCCGCCGCCGGTCGGGGGGCGTGACAAAAGCTGGATAATTGCATCGCGCCAGTCATCGAGTGATTCCTGTTCTGTGCCATAATTTGCGATCGACTGGACGAGCGCTGGCGAATCGAGACCAGGGAGCGCCGAGATCATCGAGAATTCGTCTCCGGATACGGCGTTTCCGATTTCGCCGCCGATATTGGCCGTAATGGTAATATCCGCATAGCCTCCGGTAATTGTCGCGCCTGTCGTGACGGAATATTGCGTACCGTTCGGGCCGACGTATTGCGGACCGAGCGATCCTGTTTGAATAATCAGGCCATTGGAACCAGTCTGACGAATGATGAGCGATGCCGCGCCGGCCTGTTCGCGGGGTCGATTGATAATTGTCTGCCAGATTTCGGAAAGGCCTGTTTCTGATGCCGTCTGCGGGAAATTTTCGCGGCTGGCGTCATCGGCGTAAAGTTCGATCTGGCCGGACTGTGCGGCAATGGCTTTTGCGAGCGTGCGGACAAATGAACGCATGAGCGGCGGCACGGTTTGATTGAATGCGTTTTCAAAATCGGCGATAATTTGATCGGCGATTGCTGATATTTCGCGGGCCATTATGGTGTATTCTCCCAGACAAGATTTGACCCGTCGGGCTTCGTGACGGTTACGGTCACTTTCAAGCGATCGGATGACGGATTGTCGATTGAGACAGAAACAGATTTCGCAAGACCGGACGATACAAGCCATGCGAGTGCGTCGGTGGCGGCGGCTTCGGCGTCGCGGAGTGATTGCGAGGTAATGGCGGAATCGGTCGCTTCGGTGTAGCCGCTGCCGACCTGATATTGCGGATCGGTTTCGATGACGTTGCCCCAGAATCCGCGATCGGTGTACAGCGAAATGATGATTCCAGTGATAAATCCACGATCAAGCGCGGGCTGGCCGTCTGTAAACGATATATCGCCGGAGCCGTTTTGCATGGCGATTTGTACGTCGCCGTCAGTAATCGGGATTTGTCGCATGGTATAAATATATTGTAAATATGTAATATTGTCAAGATAAAAAGACGCCGCATGGTTAGTGCGGCGCCTGAATATACGAGAAATTATTTTCTGAAAATGAAAATAAACCCAACAATACAAATTACAGCGCAACAAATAGATTCAACCATTTTTTCAGTCATATCACCCTCCCGTCTTAACCGTCGTCGTCGCCGCTCCTGAAATATCAAGCGTCAGCGTTCCCGGTGTGCCGCCGCCATCCAATTTTGTGCCAAGCGCAAGATTCAGCGCCGAGATAAATCCTGACAGCGCCGTCGATAATTCCGCATGCGTGACAAGCGATTTCGTCGCGCCGTTCAATTCGATCGCGGTTCCGTCTGCGGTGATCTTGCCAGCCGTGCTAATTGTTGTCGCGCCAGAATTGATAATTGTTAGATCGCCAGCGTTTGAAATTGTAATGGTAGCGCCTGATTTTGTGTAAATCTGCATGCCGTCCTTTTTGAAATATACGGACGATTTGACCTCAATCCCGGCAGATTCGTCCGATGGATTTACGAGACCGACCGCGATAATTCGACGCTCGCCTGGTAACACGATCGGCGTAATATCCGTCTGGCCTCCGATCCCTGCGGGCATGCTGGACGAATTGTGCACGTCAACAGATACAACGCGCTCGAATTTCGGGAGCGGGGCCGATTCGATGCCGGGGCCGATCATGATGGGGATCTCGCGGACTTGGCGACCGTCGGAAAGCAGTCCTGCCATGATGCGGTTGTTTTTAATCGCTGAATTCGTAATAATCGAATAATCCGTACTCATTTCGTCATCTCCGATTTCAGTCCGCGCATCATAGCGTTAAAAAATCTGATCGCGTCAAGTTCCGTTTTACATGATGGGCCAATCGCAGCATCGCTGCATTGCGACTCGACATAAAACAATCCGCGCACGTCCATAACAATATGCGACGGCTTTCCGCAAATCGGACAATTCTCAATAATCATCGATTCCATTATTTAAGCCCTCGTTTCATTTTTTCAAACCACGCGTCAGCCTCTTCGTTTGTCGGCAGATATCCGCGCAATTTACAATTCCATTTTTCGCCATCGTCCACCATTACGGAAATGTAATTGTTTCGGACGGCAAATACGGCAGGCGATCCGGAGAATAGACAGATTTTGGACGCGATCATTTGTAAACGTCCCGCGCGATGATCCGCTTAATTTCTGCGACCTGTTCGTGTGTCGGCATATTCGGATGCGTGCGCGTGAATTCGATCATGATGCGCGTCATTTCGATAAGTCGCATGCAAAACGGGTCGGCGGTCATGTCGGGCACTCCTCGAAAATATCCTTGTGCTGCCTGTGTTCGCGTTCCAGCTCGTCGATGCGCTGATAGCATGCTTCGATTTCGATACGCAATTCGATGTTTACCTGGCGCAAATATGCGAGCGCGTCGGAATCTGTCAGCATGTCATCAGGAGCACGGTCCGGCCGGCGGTTGAATTCGATTGACAAAATACCCATCATTTCACCTCGCTCGATATTTCAATTTCGCGCATTGTGCGCAAGAAAATAATCATCGCAGAATATTCAAGATTATGCCGATTTCCAATATGTGTTACAGAAACTTTCGCCGCAAAATCATCAAGCGTCCCAGAAAAACATCCGCAACGAATAAAATCATGCGTTGCATCGTAAACAGTCTGCGATTTACGCGAACCAATTGGGCCTATTTGTATAATTCTTGAAGGCAAATCGGCGCCCCGCAAATCGGCGCACTGCAAATCGGCGCCCTGAAAATCGGCGCCCCGCAAATCGGCGTGCTGCAAATCGGCGCACTGCAAATCGGCGCCCTGAAAATCGGCGCGCTGCAAATCGGCGCCCCGCAAATAGGCGCGCTGCAAATCGGCGCCCCGCAAATAGGCGCGGATTCCTTTTTCATACGCATCTTTGCAAATCTTGATTGCCTCTTCGGCTGTCATAAAAAATACCCCCGTTTAATTTGTGTTACGTGATAATTCTAGACGCGGATTTATTGAGTGTCAAGGGATTTCGGAAAATAATTTATCAGCGCATACTGAACGATTTTTCAGCAATTTTTTCAAATCGTGCTTATACTTATTTCAGCGAGCGGTGCCGGTGCGGTTTCTGCCCCGTTTCCAATCCGGTGCCGACTTCGCTACGTTTTTTTAACGGGGGCCGAATGATGACCAATACAGAACAAATCGAATACGCGCGGAAATTGTTTGATGATTGTCTCCATATATTGGAGTCGAAAGGCAAGGCATATTCAGGCGCTGACGATGCGCATGCGAATTTTAAGCAGACAGCTGGCAAGATCGGGAATACGGAATATCAGGTATGGGCAACGTATTTTGGCAAGCACGTCGATTGCATTATGCGGGCGATTAAGGCGAATCCGTCGGCGCCGGTTGACGATACAGAAGGATTACGCGGGCGGATTTTGGATGCGGTGAATTATTTGGCGATTCTTGTCGGGATGATTTCAGAAATGCAGAAAAATAAAACGCATATTTTCCACCATCACGCATGACAGCTAAAAAACCATCCATATACGAGCAAGCCCGCGAGGTGATACGCGGGAATTGTCGTGCGATAATCGAGACGCTCTTCACTGCACCTGGCGCGCACTGGTTGAATAATGAATATTGGACGCTCTGCCCGTTTCGAGCGGATACGGAAATTGGGTCGTTCTCTATTAACGGGGCGACGGGATTATGGCTTGATTTTGCAGGTAATGGCGGAGATCAGGACAAGGGCGATTTGATTGATTTGGTTGGACTTGCAAATGGATACGGCAAGAAATCGCGCAAGGCGGCGGAATTGATTTGCGAGCAATTTGGCGGAATGGCGCCGACCGTACAGCCAGAAATCAAGCATGAAAAACAGGCGATTGAGATTGAGACGCCGCCGATTACGGATATGTGTCCGGAATTCGAGAGTGACCCGGATTATATTACGCAATACGTGCCAGGATTTATTATTGCGCGGTGGGATGCGAACGAGTCACGGAAAGACAAAATCATCCGGCCGTTTACGTATTGCGGCGGTCGTTGGCAATCGAAACGGCCAACGGGATGGTTGCCGCTTGCGCCGTTTGATAAATCGCGGCAGGTTGTCATCGTCGAAGGCGAGAAATGCTATATGCTCGCAATGGCGGCGGATGTCAACGCCACGACATGGCACGGCGGGGCCGGATCGGTCAAGCGTGGCGATTGGTCGGCGCTGACCGGATGCGACGTTGTAATTTGGCCGGACAATGACGAACCAGGGCACGGGGCCGCTGACTGGTTGCAAAATCATCTCGCCGAAATCGCGTCCAGTGTATCGCGGGTAATTCCTGATCCTGCGTGGCCTGAGAAGTACGATATCGCCGATGCGCTTGCGGATTCGATCGACGTGGGCAAGATTATTTTCGATGCGCGGAAAATTGTCAAATCGGAACCGGATGCCGCTCCTGTCGCGCCGGTCACGATTCCGCGCGAAAAATTCGTGGAATACACGACGCTTGAAAATCCGCCGACGCTACAGAAAATCGAGGAAATTGTCGATGCAATCCGGGATTTATCTGGAAAGGAAAAGGGCGATCTGTCATCGTTCGCGTGTATCCGATATCTGATTGATCTTGATTATGATTTCAAGTGGCTTGTGCGGTGGGATGATGCGAAACGGAAGATCACTTTTTCCGACAATTACCAGACGGTTGACGAAATCTATACGGCGATCCTGAACAGGTGCGCGCTGTATGGCATGTCGATTTCGATGCAAACGCGGCGAGACGTTGTTGATACGATCATCGCGCGACCGCAAAATCGGTTCAATTCGATCATGGACGAGCTTGCAAAAATTGAGGCGGAATTCCCTGACGAAAATCCGGAGACTCTGCTCGATGAATGGATCGGGAATTTTATTATCGATGGGCGTGATCTGAATGACACCGAAGAGGCCGCAACGATTGAACATCACAGGGAAATATGGAAACTTTGGTTTACGAAAACGGCGGCGCATTTGCATGGTGCGTTCACGAAATACGCGCAACTTCCGGCGGATATTGTGCCGGTGCTCGTTGGGCCGCAAGGGTGCGGGAAATCGACACTGTGTAAATTACTGTCAATGGACGAGAACAGATTTTACGTCGATCTAGGGGACAAGACAGGGCGCGACCTTGGAACGCCTGATTGTCTCAGGCTGATTTCTGGGATGATTATCGCCGAGCTAGGGGAAATGATATCGCTTCGTAAATCAGAAATTGAAACGGTGAAATCGTTTATCAGTGCGACAGAAGACTCATATACACCGAAGTACAAAGAGGGCAAGCTCCAGATTCCGCGCACGGCGTCATTTATCGGGACATCGAACCCGGAGCAATTTTTGCAGGACATGACCGGAAACCGAAGATTTTATCCGCTGAAAATACGGGCGGTCTCGCGCAATTTGACGCTTGGAGATTATGGCAAGACGCTTGTTCGTAAAATGTACGCGACGTTTTCACGGATCGGGCGCGGGCTTGTCGCGGACGGAAAACAAGCTGTAATGGATGCGTGCAGGTGTAGCGCGGAACTTGACGCATGGTTGGCGGGTGCCAGGGATCAGGCTACCGAGGTGCCGGTTGTCGTGGAGCGGATTATTGAGTGTGTCGAAGCCATGCAGGCAGAAACGATGTCGATGGGCGGGCTTACTGCGTTAGGACGGCCGATTGAATATTGCACATTCGTATCGTGGGAAATTGCCGAAAAGGTATTCGGGGCCGGGCAAGGCACACGCGCGGATAGGAATTTCGGGCGATGGTGCGGAAAGGTGCTCGAGAGCATGGGTTACGAAAAATCGACGATTAAAAAACACGGTGGAACTATGCGCGGGTGGAAGAAACATATTTCGCAGATCAAGATTGCGAGCGGGGTTACGAAATGAGTCAGGAACTATACGGAATTCCGAGGAAAATAAAATATTTCACGCATGACGAAGAGCGCGCATTGCTGGAAGAATACAAGGCCGGCGATATTCAAGCGCGAAACAAGTTGCTTGAGTCGAAATATCATTATATCATCAGCACGATAAAATCGTTTCGAGGATATCGGTATTCTAGAGAGGATATTTTACAGGATGCTATGATCGGGGCAATAAATGGAATTGATGCATGGGAGCCAGATCGTGGCGCGCTGGCTACGTGCATGACAATTCATATCAGGCGCAAGGTTATCGAGAAATTGTCCGAAGTCGAAACGCCCGTATACGTGCCGCGATTGTATTTGCATTATCGAAAATCAATCCGTGATGAAATGGCAAAAGACGTCCCGGATTATTCGCGATTCAACAGCGCAAATATCGCATTGCCGACAAAAGCGTTTCCGTTGCTCATGACAGCGTTTAGCGATTACACGAGCATTGAACAAATAACGTCACGGCGAGAATCATCGAGTGACAGAATATCGGCGTTTGCTGACAAGCGTGTTGATATTGAGGACGAGTCGATTGAAAATATTGACCGCGATAAATTGCGCGCAGATATCAATAAGGCGATGTCATGGATGAACGAACGGCAGCGGGATATTATGCGACGATATTTTGGAATCGGACGAACGCGGCAAAATTTTAAGCAGATATCGGCAGAAATCGGATGCACAAAACAAAATGCAAATGACGTGGTACTACGGATGCTGCATGCGATGCGGCGGAAAAATGCCAGGCTTGAGCGGTGGGTAACGGATTATGCATGATAAAAAAAAACGCGATGCGCTTGTGATGTCTGTCTATTACTACTGCGTCAAGCAGGCAAAACGATACGCAAATTACAAATATGATCGAGAGGACGCGCTGCAAGATGCGTTACTCGGGGCGATGGATGCGGCAGAGAAATTCGACGAGACGCGCGGGATCAAATTTATTACATTCGCGCAAGCACATATTTTACGAACTCTCACGATTGGCATGTCGGCACAAATGAGTGCGCTTAAAATTCCAGGGGAGCCAAGTAGCTATAAATATCGTTCGGCAATGAAAGATATTGACATCAGAGGAATCGGTAATGCGGCGGAATTGCATAATGTGAAAGAAAAAGGTCTTGTATCGTTTATATCTGCGACACGGAACATGCAAGAATTATCGGCAATCAGCGAGACGATAGCTGACTCAACACAGAATACTGAATCGGCGACACTTAAGCACGACATGACGCGGGCAATACAGGCGGCACTCTGGCCGCTTGACGATCGAGAGCGCACATATATCGAGGAATATTATTATAATGGGTTGAACCTTCGAGATATTGCGGCGAAATACGGATTTTGCACTGAACGGGTTAGGCAAGTCATATCGCGAGCGCTTGAAAAAATCAAGTGCAAGAGCTGGCATTTGAGGGAGTTTTTGAGGTAATGTGAGGAGGGGCGATATGAAATAATCGGCACGCGGTTTATGATCCGGGCGAAATGGCCCGGATTTTTATTGCCGACTTAGTGACATATTAAGTCACACTTCAGAAATGCAATGTAACCTTGCAAATCTATATTCTGCATACTCTTATCTACTTCGTCTACATATGTAACATAATCACTCTTAAAAGTAATGAGAGAAAAAGAAGATACCATATATGATATATATAAACAACAGAAATAAATCCTATATAAAGTTCGAAGCGTTTTTAATGTAACCCTGTCAACTTATTCATAAATATAATTCGTATCAAGGTTTATTATATAGAAGAAACACGCAATAAATTGTGAATGAATTGGTAACATATTAAGTTACATGACGGTAACAATTGCGGAGAAGTGTAACCAAGTGGCGCAATCTTTGTTGAATATGCCGTAGAGGGGCCCGACAGGATCGCCATAAATATCACATATGATTAACAGATCGAACGGCAATGCTTGCGACTGGCAGCGATTGCACAAGAAGCGTGCCATATTAAAGAAACATTTACGAATTATAGATGGGTCCTGTCAGAGATTGACAAAAGTTTGACGGGTCCGGTTTCGCGG